ACAAATCATTCCGCCTATAAAGATACCACCTGTAAGTTTTCGAACTTGCAGTATTTCTGTAAAGAATTGTTCTAAAGTAAATCTCTTTGTAAGCTCATATCCAGTTAAGAATAATGCTACAAAGAATGTAAAGAATGTATCCTGGAAAGGAAATAGAGGAGGTATGGTATTTGTAATAGATTTTACAAAGAAGTATCCAAAGTAAATTAAAAAGATATTACCTAAGAAAGAAAAATAGTATAACACTCTATCAAGAGTAAGATAATTTTTTTCTAATTTAAAAACTTCTAGCTTTAATTTAAGATTATTGTACTTATCTAATTTCATATTAAAAGCCTAATTCGTAAGTTGAAGGTTCTGGCTTTCTTTGTTTATCTCCTTGCCATTGTCCATTGTACAATTCTTTTACTTCTTCACAAGAGTGAAAGTATATTTGTGCTACACGAGCATCTGCTTCAATAAAGATAGTCTCATTTACCACCATTACAGTTCCCATAAATTCTGTTTCAAATCCTGGATCAAATACTGATGAGTGTAATACTGTACCATTTCTTAGCATAGATGATCTTTGTCTAATTAAACCTACTAAGTTAGAAGGTATCTTACATCCTTCCCAAAACGTAATGTCGTAAGCTCCTTGGTACAAAAGCCAACCAATGCTACCATCTAAACTAATCTTATTCACTGGAGTGTAATTAGTTAGTTCGGTTTGATTTATTAAAACTTTTCCAATCTTACCACCTCTATCCACATTATAAGCCGCACCTGCAGTGCTTACTCCTATTCTACTAACTTCTTTTAAAGATAAGTCGTATCCTACTTGAGCTTTCTTACCTTTAGATTGTTCTAACTTTAACAATCCTTGTTTTATTATCTGATCTGCGTTTAACATAAACTATTTTTTATTTTTATAAGGTACTACTTTATTTAAAGTCTTTCTTCTTCTATTACAACCACAATCTTTTTTACCAAAAAACTTAGCAACTCTATCAGCTAACTTATCAATACCAAAAAAATTTGTAAACTTAGCAATAGTATCACCTAAGCCTTCTGATTTTTGCTTTGAATCGAATCCCTCCACTATTTTAAAATTATGTTTTCCATAAAGTCAATATTCTTTTTAATAACCTGCTCACTCTCTTCACTATAAGCTGCATCAAAGTCTACTTCAATTTTTGACTTACCATTCTTCAATCCCCAAATGCTATCATCAAACTGAATATCTAGATATCCATGCCAGAAAGCTGATGAGCTATCATTACTATCCATTAGTCCTAACTGTCTCTGAATCAGGATCTCTCTAGGTCCTCCACCTAATCCCAAATAGTGATGCCACTTAGTTGGATTGTTACTCTTACGCTCTAATAAATATTTGGTAGCGAAGATTCTATTAAAAGCTATGTCATCTGTACCTGTCATGTGACAAAATGCATTAGGAATCCCTAAGATGGACATACCAATTACGTCTATATGTGGATTGTGAACCATTAGATCGTAGCAAGTTATCCATCCTTCTACATCACCTTTTCTACTTTGAGGAACAGCCATTACTTTGTAAGGTTTGTCTTTAACTTCTTCTATAAAAGCTAAAGTAGACTCCATTGTAATTTGCCATTCTTGGAATGGATAGTCTGGAGCTACTACATAAGTAGGTTCAATACCACTACGTTCAATAAATCCAAAGATCTCTTCTGCAGATAAAGCTCTTTTAAACTCAAATGCTGAGTTATCTAAGATTACAGTATCTCCTCTCTTAATCTTTTCTTTATAGAAGTCTACATACTCTTGCTTATCTAATAAGTGAGCTAATATCAAATGAAAGTCAGCACTCTCTGGAATGAGGTGCTGATACTTAATTGGTGATATGTATCCGTATTTTACTTTTTTCATTAGTATCTGCTTTGGTCAATTAAATTAAAGAACTCTTGTCTAGTACCTACTTCATTAGTCCAGAAGTAACCTGACATTTGAGATGTCTTCATTATGCTGTCATTCTTAATACCGCGGCATTTAACACAGTTATGTTGAGATTCGATAACTACTGCCACACCCCTATTACCAACGCATAATTCATCGATCATATCGTGAATTTGCTTAGTTAAAGATTCTTGAATATTAGGTCTACGTGAGAAGAAATCTACAATACGATTCAATTTACTTAAACCAATAACTAAGTCTGTCTTTTCTTTACCTGCAATGTAAGCTACGTGAGCTACTCCAGTAAAAGCTAAGTTATGATGAGCACACATACTAACTACTGGAATACGAGTTTGACAAATTAATCCTGTATAGCCTTCGTCATTAGGAAAAGCTGTTACTTCTGGCTCAGGACTAATAGATCCTACGATCAAATCATTTACCCAAGCCTTAGCTACACGACGTGGTGTATTTGCAGAATGTGGATCTGCTGCCCAATCAAAGCCTAGTGCAGTTAGAAACTGACCATAGTATATGGTAGCTTCGTCAATCATCTGAGCTTTCTCTTCTGCTGTACGTACTATGTTGCCGTTAGCTTTCTTAATTAATTCCATAGTTATTTATTATTGTTAATTTATTTTTAAATGTATTAAATATTCTTTGACATTCCAACTCAATTGGCTTATTATCTGCTACATCAAAAGGTTCAACATCCTTAGCATGCTTTCTATTTTCGTATCTACGTTTGCGTTCTTCTACTGGAACTTCTAACCAGATAAGCTCTGCATCTGGAAAAGTTGTTAACACTCTATCTACTATTGTTACTTGGCGAATGCCATCTATAATAATAGCATCTCTCATTTGACCAGCTGCTTCTATTATACTTTCAGCAATACGATTATCTAAGTGCATGGTGTTCTGTAAAGCATCTCTATTAGATGTATTGATAATACTTCTAACTACATCAGATACAACAACTCTATAAGGATGATCTTTCATATAAGATCCTTTACCACTACATATTCTCCCGAATACTAGCGTTACTTTAGGCTTCAACGATTGCTCCATTTTCTAAGTCCTCCCAGACAGTTACTGCAGTGCAGTTAAATTGGTTTAAAATAATTTTTGCTATCATCTCACAACTCATAGCACCAAACATATGAGTTCTCATATCAGGCTTATAATACATTTGCTTTAAAAAGTCTTGAAGGTCTCTTTTAAACATTATAAACTCAACATCTCTATCATCATGAAACACTTCCTTCTTTGCTTCGATATGGAAAATATGCCTATGCAAAACGCTAAGAAACCCTACTTCTGGAAATAGCTCTGCTGCTGCAGGGAAGTTATGCATTCCATCAACTTGTAATCTAACTATTACGCTTGTTTTCATTTTTATCCTGTTTATTGTTTAAGTCATTGCGTACTTCTAAAAATTTACCAGTGATACTAAAGGTTAAAGTTCCTATTTGATCCCATAAATCTTTAACCTCTTTCTCCAAATACTTAACACGTGTTAATTGATAAATCTGTATAATCATTAATATTACAATAATGGCTATATAAAGGGTTTCTATGGTTAGAGTTACTGTCATTTGTTTTCTTTTGTAAAGGTACTACTTTCATTTATAAACTCATACGCTTCCGGAGTACCTGGAAAAGCTACGAAGTCAGGTTCTAACATTACTCTTTTTAAAATATTAAGGGTAAGATCCTTGTTTTTTGTGTCGATAATTACAGGTTCAAAGATAAACTCTGTATCGTTCTTACGTTTAAGGTAATACAAGCTACCAGCACCTACGTGTTTAATCGCTTCAAAGAAATTATCAGCTGTTGTTTTCATTGTATAACTGTCTTACTTTATATCCTAACTCTTGATCGTTGGGTGTGTCATAAACTAGATTTATTGGAATAGCCATATGTCTCCGTTCTGTACCTTTATTCCAACACTTGGTACATAACTGACCTGCACCTTCAATATAACCAACCCTCATATCAATATGATCGTGGTATCTGTATTCTGTATCAGTACCACATAGGACACACTTATCAATAGGATTTGTTTCCTCTTGTCGTTTTTTTTCTGCTTCTAAAACACAAGATAAATGATCGAAGTCGTGAAGGTAATCAATATCAATTTCTGAGGTATCTTTACCACAGTACTTACAAATGTAGGGTATCATATATTATACGTTTAATGTTTTATTCCAAGCAGCAATATGTAATCTAGTTAAACCTCTAAATCTATATTTCTTAGCCATCTCCATTACAAATCGAGTACGCTCTTCAAAATTAGCTGCATCATCTAAGCCTGGCATACATACTACGTTCTTTAATGGAATATTGAATGGCTCTACAAAGTCTCTAAAAATTTCTTTAACATCTTCTTCAGTACTGATAACGAACTTAAACTGGTAGCTATCATGTTGTTTTATACGTTCAATTGCCTCTGGATTAATACGTTGTTTTGCTGTCATACCTGAGTTAGCTAATTTAGGTGAGCAATTGATTTGATCTAGTATATTAAATAACTTAACATCTATTACTATAGTACCGTTAGTTTCAATTTCTTGAAATGGTGAAAATTCATGAGAATTAGTTCCATAGGATATAATGTTGTTCCAATGATTATTAAAATTACAGATAGCTTCTTGATGGCCTGCAATAGTAGGTTCGCCACCTGTCCAAATAATATGAACAGTACCATGATTTATATCATCATATACACCTTCTTCTTTCCATCTATCAATTAGATATTGAAATTCTTTATTTTCACCTCTCCATAGCCATTGAGATGTAGAATCGCAAGTCCAAGTTGCTAAACCTTCTTTAACTAAATCACCTTCGAATATTTCTCCATCTTCTAACTTTTGTTCCTTCTCTAATTGATTGGTAAATTTTCTCGACATACCACATGTTAGGTTACAAATACCTAAGCGAACAAAGTACGCTGGAATGCCAGACGAAATACCTTCACCTTGTACTGTATAAAAGTCACTTGAGATAAGTAACTTATTTGGATCTATTTTACTCATAATATTTAAATGTCTGTTGGTAATATTGTTGTCTTATGTACTTCGTCTCCAAAGATCCGAAAGCTCTTTACAATTCCCAAATCCGTTATTGTAACTGCTTCTACTTCTATCCCCCATTTAACTACAAACTCTTTTACTTCGTTTGTCAATTGATCATTTACATCTACTAAATCTTCCCAAGTTGTTACTTCTACTATATCTCTAATCATTCCTTGCGTTGTGTCAATTAAGACATCTGTTGCATGCATTACTTTTAGAAGATAAGTTCTAACATTTCTAACTCGATATCTAATAATTGACTTTAGTACAATGCTTTGCTCATCTAACGTAGTTAACGTTTGAGAAGGTAGGTTGATAGACTGAGTTATAACAGGACATTCTATTATGCTATCAAAGAAAGGTATTTTGAAATAAAGACCAGGTTCTAATGTTTCAATCCATTTACCAAATCTTAAATGTACAGCACCATTCCACTCTTCAATAATAACCCAAGGCATTGCTTGGTTACCGAATCTAATTAAAAACTCTACTAATTTATCTAGCATACTTTTTCTTTTTTCTTTTGTTTGGTATTGTAAAGGTTAAACCAATTCCGCTTTCATCTTGCCACCATAAGTCGTAAGATGTGTAGACCCACATAGAATGTTTTTTCTTGCTCTTAATTATATCCTTATAAAGGTATATCATTTGAAAGCTAGTATCACTCATTTGTGCTGTTAAGGTGAAAGGAATCATTAATAAGAGAAGCCATTTCATTACTTAGATTTTTTCTTCTTAAGTTGCTTTTCTGAGATTGTTTCTTCAACAATCACTTCTTCTTTTATTTCTGGTGCTGCTTTTCTAAATTGAGCTTTCCATTCAGACTTTGGAATAAACTTCCACTCACTTGTAGCTCTGTCTGCTTGTTCATCATAGACCCTGATGATGTTACCTGTTTTTGTACTTTTTAAACACTTCATAGTTTTCCTCCATGTTTTAATTATTATCTAATATACGATGCTGCGTTCTTATGATTCTCTGCTACATCTACTCTTGTTACTGCTACTCGATTATTAGTTTCTTCTTGAACAAAGTTATCTATTTTTTCAAATACATACTTTGCAAATTGCTCTGCACCTACTGATGGTATTATTCTTAGTTGAATAATTCCTTCACTATCCATATGTTGGAATCGAGATAAGAATGGATCGTCTTCAGCGACAACTGTAGTATGATCAAACATATAATTAAACCACTCTTTTGGATTATGTCCATCAATATTACCCTTAGCTCTCTTCATTCCACCAAAGTCCCATACCCAGTTTCTACTATCTAATTCACCTTCAAAATATACCTTAATCTCTACATCATATCCATGTAAAAATCTACAATGTGTGCCATCAGCTTTCCATTGTCTGAATACAGTTGAGAAACCATCGAATACTTTACTTGATTGAAACTTCATATCATTTATTGTTTTACTAAATTTACTAAGGCTTCTTAAAGTGAGCAAATTTTTGATCTGGAATTGTATTACCTTTTTTTGCTTTAGGACTATAAGGACAATGTCTGCAACCATTGCCACAGCATTGACCCCTTTGATAGAGAAAAAGAGGTGTAAAAATCACACGCTCTCCCTCTAAATAATAATGTAGTACTTCTTGGGTACCTACGTCTCTAAAATGGTTATTTTCTACCACAAATTTATCCTATTTCACATGCACCACCAGCACAAGCTGCTTCTCCTTTTAAGTCTGTGTTATCTACTAACTCTAGGATCTTAGATAAGTCTATATCTGATAGTGTCTTTATCATTTCGTTATAAAATTCCTCAGTACAATCCTCAAAAGGAGCTTGCTTATAAGTGTGATCTCCGTAGGGTAGAACCGAAAGTCCGTTATAGAACTTTCTATTTTCCCACATCCACTTTCCTACTTCTTCCCACTGATCATCCTTAATTGAGATAGTAGCAGAAATGTTATGTGTATTCTGACCTGATCTGTGACCTGGCTTAATCCAATTTTGATAGAAGAACTTAACTCTGTTTAATAAATCCAAAGCAGATTCATATCTTAGAATCGATCCTTGAGGTGCTTTTTGAGGTACAGAAATTACAGCTGTATCATGTGGTCTAAAGTATTCATCCTCAACTAGTTCAGGATGGTTAATAGATAAGTAAGTATAAATTGCTTCGTTCTTACCTACACGAATTCTTCTAATGTAATAATCGTTATGCCAAGCATGGATACCACTTGAAGTTCCTAAAGTTAAAGATGAAGTTCCGGAAGGCTTAATTGTAGTACATCTAGCTGCTGTATTAATTCCTAACATCTTAGCTACTCTTTCATTTTCTTCTTTTACAATCCTAGCTGCTTCTTTTAAATCTAACTTCTGAGCTGCTCCTGAACCAATACCAGTCATACCAACACCAATCAAAGCTTCCTTCTCGGTTGTTCTTTGCCATACTGGTCTTAAGTAATGAAAGCTAGTGTAGGATGCTTGTAAGGTTCCAATAAAAGCTGCTGCTTTAACTCTTGCATTAAGATCTTCTTGATCTACAACATCTGAAACATTAACTTCACATAAGTTACAGAATTGGAAAGGTCTTAAAGCAATCTCACAACAAGGATTAGTTCCCCAATCTTTATCGTTGTTAAAGTAGATACCTGGTTCACCAGCTCCACTTGCTTTAATCATATCCCATAACTCAAAGAAGAACTCTTCTGTTATTTTGTTTCTTAGTAATACTGCTGAGTTATTTGCTCTACCTCTCTGTGGATTTGTTTCCCACCAAGAACCTGCTTTAGCTCCAATCATATCTTTATCGTCTGCACTAAACAAACTAATCAAAGCTGCTCTTCTAATACCTCCTGCTAATACTGCATCTGCAATATGACAAACCATGTCATGAACTTCAATAGGAGATAATTTTTCACGATCTTGTTTACTATCTAAAATACCTTGTACTTTTAATAAACATTCTTTAAGTGGTTGTGGTCCAGGTGCTTTACCGCCTGAAGTAATTAAAGCTGCTCCTTTTGGTCTAATGTCTGAAAAGTCAAAGTTTGGAGTAGAGCCACCTTCAAAATAAGCTCTTACTAATATTTTAACTGCATCTGCCCATCCTTCTATTGAATCACCAATTAAAAAGCGTCTATTCTTTTTTGGATCTGGTTTTCTAATTTCTGGTAATTGTTCTACATGGTGTTTTTGTACTGAGTATCCTACACCAGTTCCTCCTAATAGTAAAAACATTGTTTCATTAAATGCTCGCCAATCATCTATTGGTAAGTAAGCACAGTTGTAAATCCTATTAGGACTAATTTCAATAGGCTTTCCTGCAAACTGCATTGAGCGCATTGAAGGTAAAGCTTGTTTAGCATAAACAAACCCATAAGCTCTTTCAATTTCTTCTTCTAAATGCGGAAACTTCTTTAAGTGCATTTTTTTATTTCTATCCACTAATTCACTCCACATCTCTCTTCTTTCTAATTGAGGTGTATACTTAGCATACTTCATGTAAACTGTAATGTCTGATAAAATGCTCTGCGAGATGTCCATTTTTGTTCTGTTTTTTAAATATTATAGATAGGTTTATCATTAGAAGGTTTAACCCTTCAAAAATTGTTCATAACTCTTATTCTAGTCTAGGCGTTTCTGTTTCGCTGCTCCTGGAAAATTGTTTCCTGGTAGGTTGTTTGAGCAAGAGGTGGTCTAAAAGTAGTGTCTACTGCATTACGTTCTACTAAGTCATTAGTTCCATGGGATTCCATGTTAAAGACAAATTGTTGGTAAGTAGTCTGATTTGGCGGGGGTGCCAAAGGATTCTTATTTTTCATGTTTAATAAACCTAGTAAACTCATAGTAATTAGCTTTTGTAGTAATAAATAGCGTTTATTTCGGTATTTCAGTCGATAATTCGAAGAAAATTTCACATAAATATTTTCTGTCATCTTCAGATATAGTAGTTCCAGTTTTTGGTTTAGTTAGACTTTGTTGAGTATCAGAGATATCATCGTCTTCCTCTTCCATCACAGCCTCTTCTATATGTATGTGACCAGTTGAGGTATTAATTTTAGCTTTATGACTCATACCATCTCTTCCATACCTATTTTTCATAATATGGATCCTACCAGTTCCATTAACTTTATCTTGTCTCTTTCTTGATAGGGATATAGCAAAATCAGCAATCATCATTTTATTGTAAGATCCTGCAGCTTTATCTCCTTCAATTACATCATCCTTAGCACCCGCTCTATTTACCTGAGAAACAGTCCAAATTGGGATTCTTAATTCCCTTGCGAGTCCTTTTGTGGAAATGTAGATATCGTCGATTTCTTCCTTTCTATCTGTTGATTTACGCTTAGATTTTAATAAGTCCACATAATCAATAATAATCAAGTCTGGTTTGTATCCTAAATCTGTGCATTTTCGGACATGACTTTCAATACTTGATATAGAAGCTTTACCCATAGTAAACTCTTTAATAATAAGCTTACCTTTTAATGTAGCAACTTTTTCATTAACTCTTTCTCTATGTTTGTGTATAGTTTGTACATCTTCGTTGAGAAATAAAGCGTCATACCTCTTACCCATATAATCTTCAGATAATTCTAAAGTATAGTGACAAACATTTTTACCTTGTATTATAGCCTGTGCTCCCATATTAACTAACATCCAACTTTTACCTCCTCCTGGATTACCAAATATAATTCCTAAGTCTCCTCCTCCTAATCCGCCCATTAATAACTCGTTAATGTTTGCCCAAGGAGTTGGTATTGCACCTCTCTGCTCTACTCTATATCGAGTTTCCATATCCTTCTCATACTCATGACCAATATTTTTATCTAGACCTGCTTTTAAAGCTGTGTCCATTGCATTACGAATATCATCATATTGACCTCCTTCTAAATATTCAAGCGATTGTATGATTGCCTTCTTCAATTGTTGGTTTTTACAAAAGTTAGAAAACTCCTGCTCTACATACTCCTGATCAACATTTGAAGCATTATATGCTTCTCTTACTTGTTCACGAACAGATACTCTTAATACCTCGTTTTCAATTTTCTTAAACTCTACAGATAAAGCATCTTTTGTGGGAGCAGCATGATACTCGTGGTAATACTGCAACGTATTTTCAACAATCCAATGATGAGCTGGATTATCAAAATATTCAGCCTCAACAATGTCATGTATGTTTTGTAAAAATTCTTTATGCTGAAGTAGGCTAGATAGAACTTTGATCTGAAAGCCTCCTCCGTAATTTTGTAACTGTTTTAAAACCGTCATAACTTTTATTTGTATTTTATCAACTTACTAAATGTTTCATTCAACCAAACCGGTACATTTGAAATACTACCACCTAAATTGTCCTCGTTATATAATTTTATAAAAGCGCTAGGTTCAAATGTATCTCTATACTCACTAACTAAAGCATCTAAAAACTCCTTGTCTTGGTCAGGTATGTTAGGTTCTATCAAGTTCATTAACTTTTCGTTAATGTTTAACTGATGTCTGTAATTATAAATGTCTTGATACTTAGCTTCTTTTTTTCCTACTTTAGTTTGCGCTTTATCTAAAATCTCTTTCAAGGTTATCAATCTTTCTTCTTTAAGTTCAGGATACATCTTTAGCAAAGTCTTAATAGCTATACCTCTTACTCCTGGAATATTATCTCCTTTATCTCCTACAAGTACTTTATGTGTTAAAAAGTTTTGTGGTGGAATACCATACTCGTCTTTAACTTCTTGTGGATAGTAGATCTTCTTCTTGATAGGAGAAAATACTGAAACTCTATTTGAGACTAACTGTAAGTAATCTTGATCTGAGGAAAGAATGACTACCTTCTCAGGGAGCTTAGATGTTAAGTACCCTATTGAGTCATCTGCTTCTATCTTATCAATAGAAACTAAATCGACAGGAAGATATTTTAAGTACTCTACAAGCCTAACTATTTGATTTGTTATTGCTTCAGATTCCTCTTCTTGATTATCAAATGCATCCCAATTAGATATCTTAGTGATATGTCTGTTAGCTTTATATTCAGGATACAAGTATCTCTTATTAGTAGATCCTCCTACACCATCAAATACTAAAATAACTCTAGTAGGTTCTACATGTCTTATAACAGATCCTATTGATTTTAAAAAACCAGTAAGTCCGCCTATATGATTACCTTGAGTATTCATATGATGAATTGCCACAAAGCTTCTAAGAAATGTATTTAGCGAATCAACAATTAAGACCTTACTATTTTTGTGCAAGACTTCTTCCCTTTGATTAGCTTCTGACATCTGATCAAAGAATTTACTATAATCTTTACTCATTATTCTGATTCTGTTGCGTCAAAGATATCTCTTGTATCTTCGTCTGTTTCAATAACCACATCAAAGTCAGTAGTACCCAAAGTCTTTAACCAATCTTTAGAATGTTCCTTCTTGTATGCATCAATTGCTGGCTTAGTATCATCTATAAAGCCATGTGCAGTCATAATAACTTTACCTGCTGATGTAACATCGTTAACGTGGTTCTTATCACAACTAATCTTAGTACGCTTAGCAAACTCTACATCCTTACCATTCTTAGTTGCTTTGATCTTATTTGTACCAGCATTAGTTACATTACCAAATGTCATAATTAAAGAAGAATCAAAATACATTGTATCTCCTCCTTTATTTTTCATCTTAGGCTGTGCCATAATATTTTCAGCTTTAGCAACCCAGATCTTATTACAAGCTACCATCGTATTTGTATACGGTTGGCTTTGCTTTCTAGATAATACAATTTTCTGGTTAATAAAGTTTCCAAAGTTTTGTGACATCGCACCTGCATTCCATTCGTTGTTATTCTTATTAGACTCAATTGATAATCTACATGGAATTGATCCTACTGAATCCCAAAAGAAACATAGATCGATAGGTAACTTGCCATTCTTTTGATCGTCTAATAAATCTACAATAAAAGCTGCTACATCTTCAATACAATTTAACCTCTCTCTATCAACGTAAATAAAGAAACCTTTGTAGTCATCGATTTCTCCTTCTGCGTTTGGTACTCCTTCAAACTGTAAACCCATCTGCTTAGCGTGATCCCAATTCCATTTCATCTCTGTTATAATAAAAACAGGTAAGATACCCATTTTCTGAGCAGTTACGGCTGCTTCTAAAAGTGCGGTAGTCTTACCTGTGTCAGAGTGACCTCTGAGTAGAGTGATATGGCCAATGGGTATCCCTGGAATGGATAAACAGTCTTGGACAGCTTTAGAAAGAGGAATCCACGTTTGATCTTTCATCTTAATAGATGTTGTGGAAAGGTTTTTAGATTTATTGTAATTATCTAAATTAAATGATCCCTTGATAGCCTTACTCACACTGGAGTTTAAGCTATCTTCCTTGCTTTTTGCCATAACTTGTTTTGTCTATTTAAATAAATCGTCGAAATCTTGATCAACTTTTGTCTGAGTCGTATTTAAAGAATAAGCTTCTGTTTTAGGAGCTTCTACTTCTACAACTGGTGATGGTGCGTCGTCAGTAACCTCTGCTTCTGGATTCAACCAATTAACTAAGGAAGATTTCATTTCTTCGTAAGTATACTTTTTGAAAATAGTTAAAGAATCTGGTTGAATTGTAAGCCATTTTTCAACATCAGAGCCACTATCAGATAATGGAGTTGTCTTTGTACGTACTCGTACTTTAGATTGATTGAAACCTGTACCATTAGTTAATGCATCTGTTGTTTCAATAGTGATATCACGACCGTTGACAGGATCTGTGTAATCTCCTACATCCTCATCTTCTGCGATGCTTAATAATTCTGCGTAAACTTGTTTACCAAACTCCCATAAGCGTACTCCCTTCTCTTCTTCACCACGTACAATAACTGGTGTGAATACTCTCATTTTTGGTTCTAACTTTTTAGCTAATAACCAATTTTCCTTATCTCCACTTTGCTTTAATTGCTTAGCAAATTCTACGATAGGATCTTTTTCACTAAAGTTTTCTAAAGAAATCATTGTACGATTTCCAATACCATAGTGAATAAATAATTCTTTAAAGGGATAACTTTTATCATTAACAGATGGAACGATTCTAACTGAGTGTTTACCTACAGTTGGCTTCCATAAGATTAACGTCATGTCCCTTTTTTGCCCTCCTTGCTTTTGATTCTGCAAGGCACCAAGTTTCGACTTGATAGCGCTTAAGTCCATTGCCATAAACTATTTGTTTTTGTGATTAATTACTTTCTCAATAAAGATATGATAGAAAAATTAAAATAACAACTCTTATAAGACAACGATCTTATGAATCTTCGTTCCCAGAGTCTTTAAATCACTACCCTGGGTAAGTAGAATTGTGTTTGAGTAGTCTTTCCAGTTAATTCGAAAAGATGTATCGAGTATTCCTTCGTTTAATGACTTAATAAGTAAATTAAGGGAATTGATTGTGTAAAGGGTATTTGTCTCCTTCTTTCTATGTAACAAAATCGTGTTTGGAAGGATTTTAGTGCTACTTCCCTGGGTCTCTATATTGTAGGTGCAGAGATATTCCTCAGAATCCTGCGATTCTAAGACGAAAATCTTATTATACATTATAACATATTCAGTTTTTATCGTATCTAAAGTCTTTTCTAGCCCGTCTTTGGAACTGAATGTGCAAAACAGTTTATTCATTAAATCTTCTTGTTTAACATTTATACTGCTTATAAATAGTTTGTTATTGTCCAAAGTCATAGCTCTTGCCTAGTTGTACTTTTACTAAATAATTGTCTTCCTGCAAGATATCTTTAATTTGATCTAGGGTTTCTCTTCCATCTTCCTTGGAAAAATCTACTAAAATAGAGTCATAAACTACCAAAACCACCTTACTCTTCTTGGTTTCAAGCAATTCTCTTAATTTTAGCAGTTTTTTAACGTTATTAACGGTTTCTAAGCATTGAACATAGTAATTGAAGAGCTTCTGTGGGTTAAAATCTAACCCTGTAAAACGACGTCCATTTGGCAATTCTATGTATTTACCATATTGCATGGTTTTCCACAAATCCTCAATGAATATAGCTACCTTATTAAAAAACTCAATTCCTCTATAATCATGTTCGATTCCATTATAGAGTTGCCTGAATGTTATCTTCTTTGATTCTTGGTATTCTTCTGGAGTTAGTTCTTTTTTATTGAAGTATTGCTGACCTAAGTATGTGTGGATAGATATGCCTTGAGGTAATTCGAACTCAATCTTATTTGCTATCAATCTTAAATGGTATCCATCAAAGTCGAACTCTACAAAAATATCATTAGTTGGAATGAATGCTGATCTGGCAGCACCTTTTGTTAATGCTAAGAAGTTAATTGAATTGAATGCATTGGAGGGTCTAGATGTAATGTTAAATAAATTGTAGTTGGTGTAAATTTTACCTTCCTTAATGGAGTTAGCTTTCCAAGTTGGCTCGTAATACTTATCGAATAGCTTTTGGTTAATGCCAATACCTTGCTCTTCTACCCATTTATACACTAATGTATAGTCGTGAAACCATTGTAAGCTGTTGCCTTTATTTATGTAAGGTAAAACAGACTCAAACATACACTCACATCTCTCATAATGCTTTGAGATTGGTATAATCGAATTTACATTATCGAGATATTTGTGCTTATAGTAAAAATCTCTATGCACATTAGTATAACAATTAAGATCTTCTACTTTTCCATGTTCATTTAACATGATGTAATAAGCATCTATAATGTTAGGACTTTTATAATCGAGAAAATAGGAGTGCCATTTTTTATCTAACACGTAAACTTGCAACTTAGTTCTTAAGAAAGTTTTTACTTCTTCAAAATCTAATGAAAATCCTTCTGTATGGTTGATTGGAATAATGTAACCCTTCTCAAAATCGTTGTAATAAAGTATCGATGGAGATGTTAATGTAGGATGCGCATCTTCTGACAATGTAATTATGTCTACAAAGCAAGTACTTTTATCCGGAAGCTTACTTAATTGCTCTTTCGTTTCAATAATGAAATACATATAACCTTAATTTTTAAAAAGATACTTTGAAATAAATTTTAAACCAACGGCTATGTCGTTAGCTTAGCGAATTTTGTATACTCACCACCGATGTACTCTACCAATCCTATAAAGCTAAGAGATCTAGTCTCTGTTACTCTTTTATTAGTATCATAAACTCCACCTTGTATCTGATATTGAGAAATTCTTGTATCGTTTAGTGGACCAGTTAATTGCCATAACAGAGCTGTTATTTCATATAAAACAGCAGTATCGTTATAAAAACCATTCTTGACACTAGCGTAAGCACTTTTAGATATTTCTAAAATATATCCAGGACCTGTTACATTTTTTGCAAAGTATCTAGTAAAATATCCTATTTGGTATTCACTTTTAGATGGACTTGGATAGTAGGGTACTAATTCTTCAAGGTTTGATACATTTGTTTGGGTTACATTGCTTGTCTTAGCAATATTATAGTCACTATATGATACATTTCCCGATATACTTGGATCAGCTCCTAAATTAGGTGAGCTAGTGTCTGCTGTATTATTTATTAATATCAAAGGCTTATTCGTTCCTACAACTGGATTAGCTCCCATATACGCTGTACCATCATAAAGTAGATAGTATCTACCTGTGTACGGTTTTCCATCAGCAGATTTATAGGTATTGCCTCTTGTGTAAAGGTTTGTTTTAATTCTAGTTTGAGGATAGTACTTTATCATCTTCTATACTTGATTATAAATTTTTAAGGCAGAGTTGTAAATAGAAAGTTTTTCGTTGAAGGTTGACGTTCCTTTCGTATACTGGCTCTTTTTTTCAGGTGACCACCATTTATTAATATATAAAGTAGTCCATTCATCACCTGTCATACTTGATTTAAATCCTTTCTTTAACAAACGATTAGCAGCAAAATCTAAAAAGTCTTGAGGTGTTTTAAATATAGCAAACATTCTAAGATCACCACCACTATCTCTTCTACAGAATTGGCCTGCAAACGTTCCAAAGCCCCACCTACCTTCTAATTGAACTCCACCAAAATTATTACCGCCTGCAGATCTAAAATTATCTCCTGATTTACCTGCTTCAGCTTTTATTATAGCAAATCCTGCTACTCCTAAAGTAGGGTGTTTACCTTTTAGATACTTTGCAGCCTCAGCTATAGGAAAAAAGTCTGTTTGAATACCCCTAGTTAATATTGGCAATTCAGGATAAGCTGTTGTACAACCTTGTGAAGTTGTTACAGATCCACCACCGCTAAACCCTCCATTACCTGCTAAAGTATTAAAATTGTTAACAGTAGAAGTAACATTAGTTGTTTTATCGCCAGTTGCTTGTCTTAACTTAATCATTTGACCTCTTATTTTAGTAAGCCATTGATTAGCCTCTAATGTATGAATTAAACCAACTACGACAAATCCTACTTTTGTATTTCCATCATAGCCTCTTAAAGAAGCTGGTAGTCTGTTTTCAGGAACGACAAAAGCGTTGCCCATTACAATGCCACTTATGCCGTCTATAGTCATACTTAGATTTGCTGGTATGAAAGGTCCTCCTTGTGTTATTTTATTTTCTCCTTTTACAACACTCATACGATCTATATAATAGTTAACTGCTACCTTTGTCTGATCCATTGGAATAGTACCATTCTTATAAACAGACATTACATAGTCATTAAACTTTTTAGCAGTGTCGATATTATTATCTTCTTTCTTTTGCTCTGTTGTAATAGCTTCGTAAGCACCTTCGCCTATTATTGCTGATATTTGCTTTTGAGTTTTTCCTTCTGTCAATTGTTTTTGTATAAATGTGTTTGCCTCTTGTACGTCTTTAACTCCTAGTATACTAAGAGCTTTTCCTAATGAACCTGAATCTGCATTTTGCTTTACTGCCATAAATGCATCTTGAAAATTTTCGTTATAACTTCCTAATGGAGTAGCATCAACGCCATTTGCATACTGCTGTCCTGCTTGAGCAGATATAGCAATCATGGAAGACATCTTAGTATTCAAGGTTGTCTTAAATTCCATATTTCTCACTAAACTTCCACTTCCAAATATTTGCAATTCCATAAATCTTCTATTATCACGATAAGTATTTGCTACAATAGTACTTGTTTCGTTTTCTAGATTAGGAGTATATTGATCATCTTTAATTATAATAGTATTAGAGTCATCTCTATATTGAACTCTAAACATATTGAAGTTTCCTGTAGATTTATTAATGTCTTGTATAAGAGCGTCTAGAAAAGGTTTTAGAGCAATTGTTGCTTGCTTGTCGGCAGACACAAATTGATTTGCTAAGTCAAGAAGATATTGAGTATTGAGCAATATGTCCATTGTTTTTCCGCGATAAGCATTATCTGTTTTAAAAAAAGGAAGTTGAGACGATACTAAGTTTTCTGTTCCAGACTTAAAGGCCATCCCCTCTAATCCTTTTCTTACACTTTCATCAAATATTTCTAAATATTCGCTATCAGAAGCTGCAAGAGGTATAAAACACTTGTATGGATCTACAGTCATGTGTTGAGGTATTGTTAAACAAAAGTTGTAGTCTGGATGAAAATCGATATACACGTATGGTTTTACGACATCCTGTTTGTTACCTTTAGCATTGTTCTCTTTACTTGTCGATTCATATAAAAGACACATATTATTTAGGAATGCAAGTAAGTATCCCAACTTAATATAAACTGGTTTCTCTGGTGAATTGGGTGATACTGAGCCATTAACTGAAAATTCATATCCTACATAATAAGCTTTACATAAATTATCAAAGTCGATGTCTTTTATTGAAGCAAATTTAGTTTTATCTGCCATTAAGTTGCTATTAAAGCCTTTTTTAGCATATTTAGTCAACTCAAAATCTATACCTGTAGTACCTTGTGAGCTATCAAAGACATTTTGAAGAACTCCATATTGATAAAAAATTTGAGTAGTTTCTTTTAGGTTTACTTCTATTATTTTACTATCAGTTCCTACTGCTGCTACACGTCCTAATACTCCTACAGAAACAAGCATTGTATGTAATGCTGAATTAAATTTAGATTCTTGTTGCACTTGTCCAGGACCTGGTTCGTTCTCTCCTCCTTCAGTATTTCCTTGGGGATTTACTTCAGCTCCTGTTGCAGGAACAGGAGTAGAAGGTGGTGGGGTCGGTACTGAGCTTTGTATTAATCCAGTATCATTGGATTGAAGGTAGCCATTAAAACTTTGAGAACCTACTTTCAATCCAACTATATCTCCTTCATAAAAAACTTGATCATTACCTGCCAAATTTCTTTCTACAATTTGAGTTAATTTAATAGTTGCATCATTTACAAGCCAATTTTCTATAGCTTGAATATACTCTTTTCGTGTATGAGTAGTAGCGCCGTAGGTCGTAGCAAATTCAAATCTAAGAAATTTTTGTTGGTCGCGAAGAACATATGCTATAATAACCGCAAATGGTTTTGTTACTTCAGCACTTTCATAAAGAGTTCCAGTAAAAGGAACAACATTAAAGCCAAAAGTACTTGTATTAAAGGAACTTAGGCTTGTGTCTATAATCTGTCCTACAGCTGTTGAAGCAAGACCTGTTGTTCCTGTCCAAAAACCGTCTTTTGGGTATAATACACCTGGAGTGGGTGCTAGTGAAACTGTTTTGTATTGTTTGAGATTATCTTTATAGCCTTGATTTGTTGCTACAGCATTTAAATTTTTAAGATTCAACTTTACTTGTGGTTGTGACAAATCAGCTGGTATTCGTGTCCAACCAGCTGGTCTACCATTGGCAGTAGTACCTACTAAGAACAAACCAAATCTTTCTTTATTAAATTCAGCATTAGATTCAGCACTTTCTTCCGTTGCTTTAAAATAGTAATCTTCTCTGTAGAACCTAGTATCTGCAGTATAATTATCGATACCTGTAAATGCGACTGATGCTTCGACTAGATCAAATTTACCAAATCTATATGCGTTATAAGCTGCTTTTAAAGTTGCTAAATTAGTGACAGGAGGAGGTAAGGCTGCTACTAAACCTGCCTTGGTACGAGCTTCTAGAGCAGCAGCAGTAGCGTTTTCTTTATCTTCTTTTGCTTTTTGCGCATCTAATTTTTCCTGTGCTTCTTGTACACTTGCATACAAGCTACTAGGCATCACAAAAGTCTGGTTTATTTTTAAAGTATCTATGATTGAACCTAATCCAAGCAACTTAATATTACAATCAAAGCCACCTTGCTCATTAAAAGAGTAGTAGAAGTTAGTAACTGTTCCAAGCATTGCTTCATAATTACCATTTGTCTCTTTATTTTTTTCGGTAATAGCTTGAAAAATTTGTTCTTTACTATTAAAATTGAAAATATCTAACCCGTATTGGTTTGTTATGAACTGCTTTTTATTGTTAAAGTAGCTTACATTACCCCATTCAAGTAGCATAGTATATCCCAATCTAAAATATAAAGACTCAATTACATTAAGCTGTATCATATTCCACACTGAAAACTTAATATCTGCTTCTCTCAAAGATCCTAACGTTCCTTTTGACTCAATCGTTACAGAATTAAGACCTGGCATAGGTCTATAGCCTTGTTCTTTTATTCCTCCAAGTCCATACGCGCCATTAGCACCAAGGCCATATCTCAAATTATAAGTTGCATTATTCAATTCAGCGGTCCCAGCTTGTAGAATCCAATTTTGTGCTAGGCTCTCTGGTTTTGAATAATCGCCTGGTGGTACTTCGCCATTAAATAAGTTAGCGTAAAACTTTGAAATAGGAATATTATTTGAGGGCTTAATTCTTACAGAAGATGTTAATCTTGTCCAAGACATTTTATTCGCTAGATATAGAATTTCCTGATTGGATCTATTTGCAGTAGAACCAACCGAAGCTCTTAGATTTAGTTGATCGATAACGTATTGACTAAATGGAGCACCTATAACATTAGATAAAACTTCACCCTGCATTGTTTACTCTATTGTAAGTGTTTAAAATTGTCTGTATGTTAATTGGTATACGTAATTGTATACCTACTGGTGGATATATTGAGTCTCCTGGGAGTGCGTTTGCAGAAGCAATAACCCACCATAGACTTGCGTCTTGGTAAAAGTCAAAAGCAAGTAGATCTAATCTATCTTCAACAGTTGTTATTACATAGTAATCGCTATCTGTTGGAGCAATAGTAGGATAAACGTTTGTTATATAATGAAGACTTCCTGTTACGTTTAATTTACTTACTTGTATAGTTTGATATCTTGATGGCATATTAATATTTTTTAGAAACCACCTGATTTGTAACCTTTACCTACATTGTAGGTTGTATTGTCTTGAATTACTTTTGGTTGTACAAAGCCCAAATCAGCAAACTTAAGTGCAGGTGTTACAGGTGTTGTAGCTTTTGGATTTGATTTTCTAGCTTGTTTCTTATTACTGCCACCTGCGTTTGTTATAGGAGGAGGAAGTGCTTGAGGTCCTGTTCCATTAAATGTAGTAGGTGCTGATGGAGTTGTTATTGCTCTTCTTTCTTGCTGAATAGTTTCTTCTTGTTGTAGTGGCGTTCTTATAGTTGTTGTTAGATCAGAATCCACATTTCCTTTTAAAAAGCCATCATTCATTATAAGAGGTATGTAAGGATTCGCAAAGTTTTCTCTTCTTGGAAGTATATCTAAGATAGGACTGAAGCCACAGCTAATATTAACAACAAAAGGTGCTTGTGCAACATCACTATCATCGTATTCATTTAAAGCAATCTCCCAACCTACGTCAGTATTTAAAGTAACATTGACATTATTTAAAAAGCCAGGTACTCTATAAAGATAATCCCCAATAGTCAGTCTAACAACGTTTCCTCTCATGAAATTTGATACAGGAGAGTAGTCTGGATATACTTGAGAAATTAAATGATTAAGCTTTCTGTAAAGAGGTCTCATTTCGCTTCTACTTTGAACTAAGAGTTTAAAAGCAAAGCTAATATCTCTTGTAAACCCTTGATAAGTTTTAAAAGTTTCACCTCTACCTAAATACTTAAACGAACTAAGCTCTGCTGTGTTATTATCTTGAATTGCTCCATCTAAAAATGCTCTAAATACTAAACCAATTGCGTTATCAGGAACATCGTTTGACATACACTCAAAAGCAAACTTAATAATGTCTCCTGTATCCTCTCCACCTGCTTGCCAAGGAGTATTCTTTTTTGAATCATAATAAAAATAGTCTAATGCATTTAATTTATCTATGGCAGGTGGAATAATACTATTATAAACTACTTTAGGATAAGAGTTTTCGCCTGGGTTACCTATGTTGAGACGTCTTTCCATTGAGTAATTAAAATAGTCCGATTGTGCTACAACAGATGAATCTAATTGAGCTCTAAAATCTTGAATGTAAGTCTTATTAGGATCGTTACCAGTTCTAGTATCTTGGTCAGCTATTTGTGAATATGTAAATGCAGCTTGAGAATAAACTTTTGCTGCTACTGTACTCGTCGCTCTTCTTATTATCGTAGAACCTATACCATAATTTGATCCAGGACCACCTTGATAGTTTAAGATTTGATTTTGTGCTACAGCTATTCCTAAACTATTAACTGATTGTAGGCTAAGACCTCCATTTAAAATGTCATCAACTTTAAATTGAGCATTTCCTACATCTCTCAACTTCAAATAAGTTAAAATAGTTAATCTATTTTTAGAAGGAGTATTATTATTTGCTACAATATAGCCATATGTTGTCTGTGGTGATTCATATAAGGTTGGACTATTACCGTGTCTATTAAAATGTGCACCAGTACCTTGTGCAGCTACTTGTGCTATTGTATTTGCAGGATTATAAGTTCTTGTAACAGGAAGTACTTGGTTGTCTACATTAAAAAAACCTCCTACGTTTTGAATTGTATTAGGTACTTGAGTATTTGGATTGGTTAATTGTAAACCTTTTTGCTTTTGTATAAAAGTGGTACCACGAGGTGAGTCTTTTAAGAAATTCTGTATTCTTATTCTATCAATGTCATTAGAAGGAGTGGAATAGATATTACCACCCACTTCGACTATTCTTCCACCTCTGATAGGAAAATCTAAACTTGTTCTATTAGTTTCATAGTAACTATTAAATAAAGCTACTGCTTCATTAGATAGATTAGGGTTAAAAGAGTCTGGAATTGGAGATTGTATGTAAGGTTGACTACTTGATCCACCATTAGGCTTATCACTACCGTAACGTAAACTTTTTAAATCTGTTTTAAAGTCGATTAACGGCATGTATTATCTTTTAACTGATTTTAAATATTCTAAATACGTTTGAGTATTTCTTAAATTAGAAACATAGTCGATTGGTAACTGGCTTGGAGCTATTACTAATGCAGCATTTGGCGTAGAATAACCTCTTTGAACAATAGCAACGTTTTGAGGAGTTCCTTCAAACACGCCAGTAGTGGTTGTTCTACCTTGCTTACTGTATTGAGAATTTTTTATTTGTCCTAATAATGCCATATTATTAATTTTATTGTGCCCAAGTACCTGGTGATTCAGATAAAGAATTTCTTGTTTGACTATCCCACTTCTCTGTTCCTACGATTGTTGTATTTTGAAGATTGAAGATTGGTTGTCGCTTCTTCTCACTTTCTTTTGCACTTACTGCTTGTGATGCCATAGCTGCGTTCGAGTTCATTGGACTTACTGTTTCTTGTGGTGGTGCAGATGGAGTAGTTGCTGAAGGAGCACCACCACCACCTCCACTTAATAAACCATTTAACCACGAATAAGTTGCTGCGCCTGCTATAAGGCCTGCTGCTGCACCTACTACTGGTACTGCACTAAGCGAACCTACCATACTTGCTACTGCACGTACAATAGATACTGTTGCTAAAACTTTAGCAATCTCTACTGCTGAACTAAGTATTTGAGGAAATTTTTCTATTGCCTTTCCAATATTACTAAAAATCTGTTTTAATTTTTCACCAATTATCTTCATTTTCTCACCATCATTTACAAAAGCGGTAAACTTATCTATTAAGCCACCTACAGGACCTTGTAACATCTCTCCTATAGTGTCTTTCAATCTTTCAATAGTAGCTTGAAATGCTTCTGCTTTAGATGCTTTATTTAAATCAGCTTCTGCTTCTTTTCCAACCAACGCTGCTATTTCTTCTCTAGTTTTCTTTTGCTCTAGTAATTTTTTATATTGTTCTTGTGCTGACGTACCTTGCTCAGCACCTAATTTCTTTGCTTTATCTTGTTCAATTAATTGTTTTGAAAGCTCATCAGTAGATAAACCAATTGCGTCAGCAAAGGCTTTTCTCTGAATTAGATTCATGTTTTGATACTCTCCTAAATCAACGTTTTGCTTATTAAGTTCTTCCATTAGTCCTCTCGTATCTCCCATTAACGCAAGCTCTCTAGCTCTTGTTAAATTAATATTCTTACCTGTTAGTACTTGAGCTTCAAATTCTCTACTAATACTTGATTCAAAATCTATTAACGATTCTCCTTGTTTATTAATATTATCTAAAGTTGTCCCTAATTTAGTTGCTCTAATAATAGCAGCTCCTAAAGCAGTATCACTACCTCTAAAGTTGATAAGAACCGCTTTACTTGTTTTAGCCATGCCATCTATAATCTGCTTAGCACTTAACATTAACTTATTTTTAGCTCCCTCTTCTAATCTGGTAGCTTGAACTGTTTTATAAACAGACATAAAAGATTTACCTGATAATGCTGATTGAGTTGCTATCGCA